AGATAAAGTCGTATCACTTGCATTACCAAGCTCAATTGAACCAACACCTAATGCAGTTGATGTTGATGCTGTTAAACCACTGATAGGGAGTCCAGTACAGTTAGTAAGAGTACCAGAACTTGGAGTTCCTAGTACAGGTGTCGTCAGTATTGGTGATGTCAGCGTCTTATTTGTAAGCGTTTGCGTACCGGTCAACGTTACGTCACCGGCAGATGGAGTTAAAGCACCGCCTTCTATTACATAAAACGTGTTTTGATCTGTGGCATAACACATTTCACCTTCTAGCAGGTCTGCAATGCTGCTATTTAGATTGCTGTAGGTGCCACGCGCAATGCGTACAGGCGTCCTAGTTGCTGGTGTTGGCATTAGTTGAAATTCCCCCCGTCAATTGAACCGGATGTTGATACTATACTAGACCCATTGTCAAAATTTCCCCCGTCAACAACAGTTGCGCCAGCCGACGGCGTAGACCAGCTCAAAGTACCGCTGCCGTTAGTGCTTAATACCTGTGCAGCAGTGCCATCTGTGGCCGGTAAGGTCCATAGCACATCTGCCGCAATCGTTGCCGGGGCCTGGAAGCCAACATAATTTGTGCCGTTTGCAGTTGCTTCGCGGAATCGGGCGTCAACCTGGTTATCTAAAATTACATTACCTGTTACCGTTCCACCGGCTAATGGCAATGCCGCCGCTGCTAGGTCGTATGCAGCCTTAACTGCTGTGGGCGTAGCAGCTAATACTGAGCTGGTAGTGCTGGTGCTATCGCTGAGCTGTACTGCGCCTACCACGCTTGTAGTAGCGGCCACAATTTTGCTACCTGCAATGGCAGCAGATGCGTTTATGTCGGCATTAACGATTACGCCGCTAGCAATAGCAGTAACGCCCGTGTTGCTGATGGTCACATCACCTGATACTGCGGTGGAAGTTGCTACGTTCGCGCTGGAACCTACAAGAATATTGCCGCTGGTTAATGTGGCAAGCTTGCTATAAGCAATAGCAGCACTTGCGTTTACATCTGCATCGACAATGGTGCCATCTAGCAACATCGTGCTAGTAACAGTCCCGGTGTCTCCCGTAGTTATTACAGTTCCAGAAATATTGGGCAGCGTGATTGTTCGATCTGCCGTAGGATCGACTACCGCAATAAAAGTTTCAAATGTGTTTGCGGTGGAGCCTTCAAAACTTAAACTGCCCGCAGTACCAATTTCTAAGTTGCCCGTTACGGTACCACCAGCAAGCGGTAGTTTTTCTGTATCTAATTCTTCAATTGCAGCTTGTACGTTGCTAGAAGCAAGGCTACCAAAAGGCGTAAATGATACTTGGTTTGCAGTTACAGTTGTAAAAGTTTGCGAAATATCAATTTCTACCCATGATGTGCCATTAGATAAGATAATATCCGGCGGGTTCAATGCCGCATGAGGCGCATTGCCGGTAGTAACTGTACCGCCTGTAGCTACTACCACATAATATCTAGAATTACCAACAGATGCCGATGGCAGCGCGGCACCAACAGTAAGGCCAATAGAAGTACCTTCTGCGGTTACGGATGTTATAAGGCCCGTGCCACTACCTGTGCTCGCATTGAACGTCCCGGCGAATACAATTTCCCCCACAGAAATTCCAATGGGCTGGTAGACATTGCCGTCCCAAAGGAAGAGATCTTTTGATAATGGGTTGAAGAAGTACTGTCCAATATAATCAGCAGTTGGTTGAGTATCACCAATTTTTGTAACAGCATAGTTTGCAACTTTTGCACCTGTAATAGTGTTAGCTGCAATACGCGCAATATCTAAACTGCCGCTTGTGATTTGTGATGCTGCAAGGTTTGGAATGTCAGCAGCAACTAATGCGCTGCCGCCAGTTGCAATACCTTTTGAGTTAAATGTTGCTTTTGTGTAGGTGCCAGCAGTAAGGCCGCCTTGTGTTGCTAATGATATCGTGCCAGTGCTAATACCAAAATCACTACCTGCAATAACACCGCCTAATACTGCATTAGTAGCAGCGCTAACATTCAAAATGCCGCTGCCATCTACCGTTAACCCAGTGCCTGGCCTCACACCACCGATAACGCCACTGGTAGCAACAGGTAAATTAGCGCCAGTCAATGCAGTTGTAGCCGTTATATGACCTTGCGCATCAAACGTGATCCCGCTTGTGGTGCCAGCGGTAATACTATTGGTGTGGTTTAATACGCCGCCGCCGGTAACACTTAAGCCAGTGCCTGGCGACATTGCCCCGACGGTGCCAGATACCGCAATTGGCAAATCGCCCGATGCAATCGCAGTACCAACAGTTACATGCCCCTTGGTATCAACCGTCAGCTTTGTGTACGTGCCAGCAGTCACGCCGCTGAGCGCATGTTCAAGGCTGCCAGTAGAAGCATTGCGAACAATCGGGCTAGTGGGCGCTACCAGTTGCAGGTTGCTGCTGCTAACTGTTATGCCACCTGTAGCTGGGATGGTGCTGGTGTCAAACTTGGCGGCAGTTACGGTGGCATTGGTAAGGCTGGTGCCGCTAATGCCGCTGAAATTTACCTTTGCTGATGGTATTGATGCGTCGTCTACTAATGCAGCGCCTTGCTGTACTAAATTTTTAACTGTAATTTTCTTGGTGTCACTACCTGCGATAGAATATACAGGCAATACATCCGCTGCCGCTGGTGCTGTTTCGGCAACTAGCTGATCTATCCGCTGGTTAGCCATTACAAGTCTTCTCCAAGCTCCAGGATGTCCGCGTCAGCGGTGCTTAGCACCATTCTATCACCTGCAGAGTTGAGCAACAGGTCGCCCCAGGTGGTAGTTTGCACTCGTAGCTTGATTTCACCAGTAGTAACAAATGTAAATCGGCTTTCAATTATATCGCCAGCAGTGCATTGAATGGCCGCATTGGTCATCACGCCGCTGATTTCATACCAAACAGAATCATTGCTAGCATTAGCACCTTGCGCTTGACCTTCAGTTAAAATGTAAAGATTAGCCTTGAAATCACTGCCAAACTGTTGCCGCAATAATAGGTTATGCAAATACACTGCAATCTCAGTCTGGCCTGTAGTTGCATAATCAAAAATACAGTCGATACTGCCTGAGCCCGTGATTAAAGTGCTGTATTGATTCCTGAATTCATCGCCTAAACTAGAAGTATCTACAGCTTCACGGTCAGTTGATAACTCAAACCGTATAATATTTGCTAGTAACCTTGGCACTGAATTAAGGATTTTGCAGCTTACCGCAATAGCAGCGCCAGGTGTAGCTAATGCAACTCTATTATTTGATGTGCCAGCCACCGCATCGGAATATGTAGGATATAAGCGCAAGCCACCGAGCTGGTCTACATTAACAAACCAATTGCCTCTTGTGTACGCATAGCCCGATACAAATGAAAGTGTGGATGCACTGCTAAATTCTACAAAATCACCTGTCACAAACGCACCAAAACTAAAGTCAAAGCTAAACATACCTCTATTGACATTAACATTTGCAGGCGTTATTGTTCCTGTAATTACATCATCACTATCTCTGGTAAGCTCTATATTACCTGCATTACCTAGATATACTGTCATAACACAACACCTGTTGGCGCACCAGTAAATTGGAATTGGATGCTAGCTTGCATCACCTCACCTACGGCGCAACTTAATTCTGCACTTGTAATAATACAACTGCCTTGGATAGATTTGGTGCCCCAACCAAGTTTTATAACTAATATGTCGGATTCACTAACTACAGCAGTTTTCACCACACGCTCTAGCAATGAAACCGGCGACGAATCATAATAAAACACAGTCGCACTACCGCTAAAAGTTCTAAGCCCTGGCACGTAGCTGCGGTCGCTTTCAGTTAATACTGTGGTCTCAAGCGTATCAACCGTGGCTGATATACTCCAGTTGCTTACCTTGGCTACTTGTGTGCCGTTGTAGGTTAAGGTGCCGTCCTTACCGCTGTAATAGGTCATTTGTCAAGCACCCCAATCAATTTTATTGTAGCCGACATGCGGCCAGGCTTTACACTGTTGAACTGCGGCGGCTCGGCATAACGATATTTCATGCCAAATGGAGTCGCAGAAAAGCGGTTTGTGGTGCCGCTTGCTATACCAGCATGGAATCCTGGGTTGCCGCTATGCGTTAAGGAGTTAGCTGCCACATCAAATACGCCTAACGTGCCACGGCAACTATGGTAATGGTCATAAATCAAAGCCGCATTGGCATCAGTAATATTATCGAACGATAGTGACAATTCCATATTGGCACGTTGGTTGCCATATTGAACCCTTACCTCAACACCGTCTTGCGCCTTGAACGTAGTGCCTGGGAAATCACCAGCCGATAACGACCTGCTGGTAGCAGCAATATTTGGGAAGCTAGGGCCTGCAAAACTCATTGCTCGTTTTCAACCACGAATTGGCTGTCCTCTAGGTTTAGATAGGTGATCCTGCCGGAGCTGTCGATTGGGACATGGGTGCCGGTGATTTCCACCATTCCCTCCTCATCATAAGATATTAGCTCGGCCTTGTAACAATAAGCGCTAACGGCATTTGTGTACACCGTGAACACCGCGCCAGCAAATGTGGCTGAGGTGAAGCCATTAGCATCAACTGTCATTGTGCCAGTCTGAACCTCCGTCAGCCCCGACCGCCACCAATAAACTGAGTTAGCGCCAGATAATCCAGTGCTTGAAATCACCTTGCCATCATCCAAAACATAACCATTTTGGAATTGGTCTACATGTCTGGCTTGGCTTGCCACCTTGAAATATGCGCCAGGTGCTAATGCTAAACTTTCGGGGAATGTTTTGAATGTAATCGTATGCGTTACATGACGACGTGTTTGAATTAGTAATTTAGCAAAACTAATTGCATGTGTTTTATTAGTGCAGAAACCAGTGAAATCAACAGCTTCTACTTGTAGTGATCTGTGGTTTGGGTCGTTTGGCCTGACTAAAATGTTGCGTGTTTCGGCAAAACCATCTTCCACCTCATCGCGTACCGTAACTAATACTTGCGGTGCTATACGTTGCTCAGTTGGATACCAGCTTACCTGTAATGAGTCTTCAATAATATTGCCATCGGTAAATAGCGCCGAGATTTTAGGCAGTCTTTCAAAAGCACCATAAACTGAATAGCCAGTAAGTTGGCCTGGCGCTACTGGAAATGTAGGCTGCAATGATATTTTGCCGCCTAAAATAAGGAAATCTAAAAAGAAATATGGCGCATGTTCATATGCCCAATCGCGGACATTAACAGGTGAACCTATCACACCATCATAAAACAAGTCATTCTGGATACATAGCTTACATGCTGCTTGGAAGCCAGGCCAATCAATCATATCTTCTGGTATTAAATTAGCAGCGCCTGCTGCTGGGGCGCGCAACAAATGACGCAATATCTCAGGGAATAAATGCGTTGGCCCTGTTATGGAACTTGTTGGTGAATAACCGCTAGTATTGCCGCTGGTAGGGTCTACCATTCGGATTACATTAATGCCTTGCTTTGCGTAATAAGTAAAATTATTAAAGTCGTTCCATTCCTTGCCGCTGCGTAATTGCAATCCTATCAACGCCATATTATCGTAAATTGGGGTAGTTCTGTTTTGCCGTTGCTCGTTAACGTAAACGACTTGATGCTCTGGCCCATTCTGATGGCTGCCTTCTTGCTGGTCGTATAAATAAACATCCGCTACAGCATCATAATTTTCAGCTACAGATTGACCTTGAGTAGTATCAGCTATTTCTTGCACTATCAAATCAGGCAAGCTAATACCAATGCCTTGAACTCGTACCACACTGCTACCTGCTCTATAACCAGAACCTCTATTTGCTGGCACGACATAAGCGGTGTAAATATTTTGCTCTGATGATGTCAAATCTAACAACGAATATTCAAAGTTACTAGGCGGCATTGCAGACCCCGCAGGCTTTTTAAACGCATACTGGCCTGATGCCATAGGGTCGTCGCTATTGCCTGTAACAGTAATGACCGCACCAGGCACAGCAGAACAAGACCACATATAACCGCCTAATGTATAACCTTGCAACTCGCCAAAAGGTGTAGTTGAGGCTGATGTTAAATCCAGTTGCACCTGAATCTGCATCCCTGGGTCAAGGTCAACACCTGGCGGTGCGTAAGAATAAGTTGCGCGGCCTGTGAAGCTTTGCCCTAAACCAGTTGGTAATGGCGCTCCTAAAACATCAATATGTAACCATTTCATTGAAAAGCTATCAGAACCTGCTTTTGCAATAGCCGTAAATTGTTGAGTGCTGCTAGTTTCTGTTGCTATTACACTTACAGTCAAACCACTGCCAGGGCCACTGATGGTTGTAGTCGCAAAGGTAGCCGATCCTTGCTCGGCATTTGTTAAATAATTAACTGCGCCTAATGATTGAACAGCTCCTTGCTCAGGCTTTCCACCAAAGAACATTACGCTATTGGTGCCCATTGACTGCGTTATCACTTCTGTTGAACCTTTATAACTAATCTCAAATCCTCCGTTATTTACGTAAACGCCATACTTTTCTAACCCTCCTGATCTAGCATCTAGAACTCTGGTGCTTATGCCTGTCGATACATTAAGAATTGAACCACCAGCTAGTGGTCTTAATCTTATTTCATATTGCACATCATCTCTTGGAAATTTAATGCGTATAAAATTAAATTGGTCTACAGGTGTGCGACCTCTTACGCAGAACGGCCCGGCGCTATCTTCTAAAGTAACCCAAGCTTCAGTTCCCTTTTCTCTTATCTGCAACCTAAAGAAAGAATACCTTAAACCGTATTCACTATATTGTCCAACGATATAATTATTACCGCCTGCTTCAATTGCAGCAAGTGTCGTTTCAGCCGGTTGGCTTGAGAAGTTACTCATGCCATTAAACCGCTTCCATACTTGCGATTTAATGCCAATTTCAACTTGGTTTAATTTACGTGTTGTAGTTATATTGGCAATAGCTAGTTTAAGCAATGTTGCGCCATTGCAAGGATTAACATATTGCGCTAAATTCCTAGAGTTAAAGTCTGGCGCATGTATTATGATTTGCTCTGATGCCCTTCGTACTTTGCCTGCTGTTAAAGCTTTGAAGAAATAAGCTTTTGGTGCTGTA